TCTCCTTGTTGTATATCCTTGTGGTACTACATCACTAATACGAGCACCAATACCAAGATTGATATTTATTGAACCATTTGTAACCTTTGTTGATGTAAGTTCACTCACACCATTTTTGTATAATCCTGTAAATGTATCACCTGTTCTTGATACAATAAAACAACCTGTATTAGCAGAGTTCGCATTACTTGTAAATGATAATCCAACTCCATTTGTATCAATAGAACCACCCCTTTCAAAAGAAGGACCACCAAAATCAACAAATAAATCATAAGATGATTGAGGACTACCTGTTTGTTGAACTGCTCCCATTTCAATACGACCTGTTGTAGATGTTCTTAAAGTATTATAGAAGGTCATGTGTGCTGAATATCTATTTAAGTTAATAACACTCCAATTCGCATCAGCATATCCATTAGAACCATTACCAGTCATACCACTTGCATCAAATGATACACCACCATTAAAGGTTAATCTAAACGCTGCGTTCAAATCTCTTGGGTCTTTTGCGTTGAATTTACAACCAGCAGAATTACCACCCAACATAGGATACATTACATCAATCTTATTGTATAAGTTATTACTAACAAGTGATGTGAATAATGTTCTTGTAGCAGCAGATACTGTAGATGTAATACCTGTTCCACCCGCAGCAACCACAGCAGATAAGTAAGCGTTGGCTTCAGTTGTTCCACTCGCTGCCTGTGATGGTGTAGGAGTGTTTGTAGGGGTCAAGGTTGGACTTAAACTAATAGTTGGGGTATTTGTAGGTGTACTTGTTAAAGTAGGTGTAATACTCGGTGTTAAACTAATAGTAGGTGTTGGTGTATTAGTTGGTGTTGAACTAATAGTAGGTGTGATACTTGGAGTTAAAGTAATTGTTGGGGTGATAGATGGTGTCGGAGTGGGTGTAACATCTGAAGGTGGTTCTTTATACACGTTCATTACAGCAGCCCACACTTGTCTTGGTTGTTTAGAACCCTTTGGATACATCATATCATTGATGTTTGGTTGTCTTCTAAATGGATTTGGTGGCATCTTTGATAAATATAATCGGCTTTAAGATATAAGGGGAGCGTTTAACTCCCCTATAAATATCTTGTTTTTTTTTATGATTGGAATGTAAAACCACCCGCAGTAAATACTGCTGCGATAGTAGTTGTAACATCAACCTCTCTGATTGAGGTAGGTTCACCACCCGTCATTGTAAGAGCCGTAGCCCCGTTCAAGTCAGTGTAAGCCTGTCCTGTATTCAATGAACCAGCAGTAACTAAACCACCATTATCCAAGAATACCAACCAGTATCTGTTGTTATTATCTTCAATCAAAGCGTAGATTTCATTTTGTGATACTAAATCCACGAAAGTATCTCTTAAAGTTGTATTCAACTTTGGTAGATTTACCACAATTTCAGGTTGGAAAGTTACTGATTGAGATGTAGTGTTTACACCCAAAGTTTCACTTAAAGAACCTGATTGTTTTGGTAATTCAAACTTGAACCAAGTACCTGTTCCACCGATTGCTGAAACCTGTGAGTTTGTAACAGTATAACCTGTGATTGTATTACCTGAACCACCTAATACCCACATGGTTTTGATACCACCTGTTGAACTTGTTCTACACAATTTGTTATCGGTGTGGCTCTTTATCCTCACCTTCATCACCTTATTTTATTATTCGTGATGTTCAGACTATATCATCATCATTTCTGATGTTGGGCGCTCGTGTCAGGTTTATTGTTTGAGATACTCACCTGTTAGTCGTTGAACCTTCCCCCTACTTTTCTTCTCTTGGGGGGCTTGGCTGCTGATTGTCTGTCTCCAGATATTCCAGCAATTCACCCAATTTTAATTGGACTATAGAGTTAATCCAATGTGTATCCTGTGCTAATATAACATGCTGCCATAATTTCTATTTCTTTTTAAGTTAATAGTTTATGGATTAAGATTTACAAACGCAGAAAGATGCTACATCAAATATTCCTAATCCGTAAGTAACTCCTGCTTGGATTTTTACGATATTTTCAAACGGGTCGTAGATTGAACGAACAGTCATGATTTCAGAGTTCATACCAAACATATAGTAAGAACTTGGTCCTGCGTAATACGCATTAACACCATCCAAACCAACTGTAGGGATAACCTTAACATTTGTTCCTGGTAACATCAATGACCACTCTTCACCTGTAGCAGCACCTGCTGAATCCAAAGTAAATAAGTTTACAAATGATGAGTTTCTCATAGAACTAACCAAACCTCTGTAGTTTGCGTAAGAACAATAAATAGCCAAGTCATCCAAATGTAAAACATTTGATGGGATGTTTTGGTAGATAGTTGTGAATACATCTAAACCATTAGAAGGTGTAGCAGCAGAGTAAGCGATTTGAGTTGCTCCGTTTCCGCTGGTTACGAGTTGACCTACACCCGCAAAACATGCTGAACCATAAGTTCCACCTGTAGTTGTAGTGTTCTGCCAAAGTTGTTTTTCAACTTGGTTAGCAATTCTGTTAGAAATATCTGTTAAGATAACCTCTTCAAAAGGTACTGTTTCTTGAAAGTTTGCATTCGTTAATGATTGACTCAAGTATGTATCATACAAATCGTAAGGACACAATTGTTGGTTAACCTTTTTGTTACATAAGTCCACAGTTACAAGGTTTTGTACTGTAGCACCTGTTGGGTCAAATCCACAACTCATATCTTGAAGGATAACATCGTTGGTTACAAAACCAACTTTTTCAGTTGTTCCTTTCAAATTGATTCTCAAAGATGCGTATTTTGGTAAAGTCAATCCCAAGATTGCTTTAATCAACATATCAGAACCATAAGAATTGAAAGTTGGTAAGTTTGTTAAATCGTAGTTAAACGATAATTTTTTCTTATTTTCCATTTTTTTAGTTTTTTGTTTTTAGTTTATTTTCTTAATGACTTAATAATGTCCAATTTGTAATCAGAAAAAGATTGAGTATAAGTTTTCTTTTCTTCTACTGCTACTCTTTCTGGTGATTTTTTGAACATATCAAAATCGGTTTTTAATGAGGATAACTCGGTCTTAAACTTTCCGTTCATAGAACCAACCAGTTCAAGGAGGTTGTTTAAGGATAATTTAATATCTTCAATGTCTTTAGAAAAATCAGCGTTCATCATTTCTGGTTTCATCATACCTTCAACATTTTCACGCTGAATAATTTTACCATCTAATACTTGAATTCTAATCTTGTTCTCATTTCCACTTGTATCTTTCAATACCACTTGGTGTTCGCCGTTTGGTGCTGGTACTTTACTACCATCATCCTTAACCAAAAATACATCTTCACCAACATCAAAAGTACTTGATTCAAGGAGTTGTCCTTGAGCGTCTCTTGCTTCGGTGTAGTTCATATCTTTACTTGCTTCCTGTTCTACCTCTGCGTCTGTTGATTTGTCTTCTGATACAATAGCGATGATGGTAGATTCAGTATCAACTGAAACAACCAAACCATCTCTTGTAGTATGACTACCTTCAGGTGCTGGTACAAGTGTGGATTCTTTAACTACATAAAGAGTTTGACCTACTTGAAAATCTTCTTCCATGTTGTTGGTTACCTCTGTGGTGCCGTCAACAAGAAAAGTAGACATAAAGGTCTCTTTCTTAAATTGTAGTCCTAACATTTTGCGGATATTATAAAGTGCTTCATTTGCATTCATAAATTCTTCTTTGTTATTTTTTGTTTTTTTGTTTATGTAATAACATTTTGTTATACCAAATAAATATCTTATATTTTTCAGGTATGAAAAGATTTAGAGATACCCAATATTTTGTAACTGAAAATGGTGATATTTTTAGAAAATGGGGTGATGTCTATAAACCACTTAAACCACAATTTAATCAAGGTTATTATCGTGTAACATTATCAATCAATAATCAAAAAACTCATTACAGAGTAAATAGATTAGTTGCCGAGTGTTATATCCCCAATCCTGAAAATAAACCAGTCGTTAATCATATAGACACCAATAAGTTGAATAATCATTATACTAATCTTGAGTGGTCTACAGATAGAGAAAATAAAGACCACGCTTTAGAAAATGGTTTATATCCAAGAGGTGAAGAACATACAAATATTTTATCAACAGAACAGGTTATTTGGATTAGACAAAACTATAAGAAGGGGGACAAGGAGTTTGGTAGGGCACCACTATCTCGTAAATTTAATGTATCAAAAGGATGTATTGCTGGTATAGTCAAAAATAGAACTTGGAAACATCTTATTCCAAATCAACCTTCTTAAGAATATCAATAATCTGTTCCAACAATACATCATCTTCAGTTTTTCTAAATTCAGATGAAAAGTTCATTAAGAAATTACCTTCTACCGAAAAACCACGAACTCTGCCTGTCTTGATGTAGTTATTCCAGATGTTATCCCCTTCTGGTGTACTTAATACCTTAAATCCACCCATCCAAGTCCCATCAGGTATATCACTCCTGTTGAAACCTAATTGATATGCCTTATCTGATTCACCAGATACTAACCAACTTTCTACCATAACCACTGATTCTATCTTTCTATCAGTATGTTCATAGTTTGTTTGGTCTAATCTTTTTTCAATCATATAAAGGTTTTGTATTTTTTCTATAACAGATGGGGTGAACTTAACAAAGTATTTCTCATTTGTTTCTTCATCCAATCTTGGTATAAGAATATTTGGTATCATCAATGGTGAATATACCATCCTCTTCTCGTCATCTACAGAGAACTCCTGTTTGGACATATTCTGTTGTGATATGATATAAGCCACCTCACTCTTTCTTTTTGTTTCTGGTGAGTAATAACCATTATTCGGCAATTGTTTTGGTGGAATACCTGCTGTACCATCAGCCATGCCTTGGTCTGCTACAACATTTCCTTGAACCAAATACCTTCTCCAAGCATGAACACAATTCGGTCCACCCTTGTATAACCACTTTGAATAAGGTTGTCTTTCATGTCCAAACTCTGTATTTGTATCCCTTAATAAATCTATTTCTAATCTACGGAAATATCTGTTTTCAATAGAACTACAGAAATCTCTATCGGGGAAACCAGATAAAACTCTTTCATACTTGAAATAGATTGTAGGTGTTTTGTGGTTTCTTCTTTTTATTTCGGCTTCTGTTGCTCCTCTCATAGAACCAACTACTGCTTCAAATTGTTCATAGTCAGTGTCCTTTAAGAACTTTAACAATTTAACAACCTCTTTTTCTTCTTCACTATAATGTGAGAATGCTTCAATATTTTCTTGTCCTACTGATAAGATATCCACATTATCAGCAACAATGTTTAACATCTTTTCAGGGTGAACATCACAACCCATATACACAACATTTCCATCTTCATCAGTATGGGTATGATGACCTGAACATCCATGTTGTTTTTCACCATACATTTCTGCTTCTTCAGGTGTTGTAAACACTGGTTCCCCATCAATAAATCCAATCATTGTAAAGTTTTGTTTGTTTCCTTTTACATAAGATGCAATGGTTCTAATGTGATTATCCATATAAGATACATCGTATGTTTTACCTTGTATCTTTTGTATTTCGTTTATAATGTCCTTAAAGTCATCAACTAATACAGTTGCTTCACTTAATTGTGATTCAGTCGCATTACTTGCCTTTAATACATCATCTTCAATCTTGAATATAGAATCAGCAACAACCGCTGCTGACCTAATCATACCTATTGTATCATCGTTATTTGGGTATGATGTTAATTCCTTGAAGGTTGCTTGAGCACCAGGACAGATTTGGAAATACTTTGTTCTATAACCATACACATCAAGATTTGATTCACTGAATAATGCGTTTGGTGGTGTATAAATTGTTTCTTGTAATGGTTCAATTATCATTACAAACTCATCCAAACAAGGACACATAAACTGAATACCAACCCTACCTAATTGACTAATAACATCTTCATTATTGTCGTAGTGTTTTGAAATCTTTAAATCCTTAATCTTCTGTATTTTTGCTCTGTTAGAACCAGTGGCAAATACCTTATCTTCAGGTATTCCAAGTTCATCAGCAACACCCATCATCCTTCTTTTGTCTGCTCTTGCTGATATGATATACACATCACTACCTGATTGTAATTCATATAAAGCAAGTCCCCTACCTCTTGGGGTGTTTAATGTACCATCAAAATCAAAACTGACTTTTTGTCCTATTGAATATTCATCTGCTTCTGAATTACAGATT